TACGGGGTGTCGCCGCAGCGGATCCGAAAGTTGCTGGTGGAGGCTGGCGTGACGATCCGTGCCCGGCGGCATCGAGTGCCTGTGGCCCTGAGGCGATGGACGGCGGAAGAGGGCGCCCGGGCCCTGCGTCTGCGCACCGAGGGCCGCGACATGGCCACCATCGGCCTGATGCTGAATCGCAGCACCTGGGCGGTGAGGAGCTGGCTGAAGGAGCACGCTCGCCGCTGCGAAGCGAATCACATCTCTGCGGGAGTTGTTGAGCATGAGGCGCCTACGTTTTGAGCAGGAGGCACACCGGCGTGAGCAGCGAAAAGGCCGGCGCCAATCCCAAGCCCCGGAAACCCAAGGCCAAGCCGAAAACCAAGGACCGCAGCATCTCTAAGGCCGCTGAACGCAACTACCGGGTGCATGCCCTGCTGGGCCTGGCTGTGAAGGAGGGCTACGGGGCTCACGATCTGATGACCGTGGCGACCAAGGGCTTCAAGGTCAGCCCTGCCGTAGCTGCCCGCCTGGTGGCCGATGCCTACGAGCTCTGCATCCAGAGCACCAGCCTCTACGACCGCCTGCGGATGGGCGCCATTCAGGTGAGCCGAATGGAATCGCTGCTGCGCAGATCCCTGCAGGCCCGGCAACTGCAAACCGCCCTTGGCACCCTGGCCGAGATCAACAAATTCATCCTCAGCATCGACAAGTTCGAGCGCGCCCAGCAGGAGCTCGGCGATGGTGGTTCTGGTGCCGCACCCCTCACCCCGGAGGAGCAGGAAGCGCTGGATCGAGAAGGTGATTTCTGATGGCCTGGGATGACGAGGCCTGGGCTGAATACGAGGCCCAGCTCCGCACCCAGACACCCTGCTATGCCTGGCCCCGCAGCAAGGGCTCCACAGGCCCCCACCTGCCCCGCAAGAAGGTTGTGCGGCCGGTGCTGCAGTACCTGCCCCGCCGCGGCCTGTTCTCCCAGGAGCAGGCGGTGCAGCTGTGGGATCAGCTCCCCAAGCGCTGGCCCGACTTTGCCGCACGCACCTACATCGCCTCCCAGGGCAAATACCTGCCCTTCCAGGCCTGGGACTACCAGCTGTCGCTGGTGCGCACCATCCGCGCATTCCAGAACACCTACGTGCTCAAGTCTCGCCAGACCGGCGTTTCAGAGACCGTCATCTCCTACATGCTGCAGCAGGCCATCCAGCGGCCGGCCTGGGTGGGAATCATCTTCTCCAAGACTGGAGAGGACGCCTCTGAATTGGCGGCCCGGATCAAGGGCCAGGCCGCCAGCCTGGGTGCCTACTGCCCACCCCTCCCGAAGGATTCCGCTCGCAAACTGGTCTTCCAAGGCCGCGGCAGCCTCCATTTCCTGCCCCCCACCGAGCGGGCCGCCCGGGGCATCCCATCGGCCAGTTTCGTGCTGTTCGATGAGGGTGCGTTCATCGAAAAGCTGGGCGGCATTGAAACCGGCGCCATGCCCACCCTCAGCCTGCTGGGCCCCCGCGCCCGCGCCGTGTGGGTGAGCACCCCCAACGGCCGCAGTGGCCGTTTCCACGAGCACTGGAGCACGGACCACGGCGAGCAGCAGATCGGCGAGGTCACGGTCAACGGGATCCCGATCCTTCGCTGCAGCCCCTGCGGTGGCTTCGCGAAGGTGGCCATCCACTGGAGCCAGCACCCGATCTACAGCCAGGATCCGAACTACGCGGAGAACACCCGGCGCAAATTCCAGCTCACCGAGCAGCGCTACCGGCAGGAGTTCGAGCTCGATTTCGCCGCCACCGATGCCGAGGTCTACCCCCACGATCTGATCGAGGCCAGCGAGGCCATCGGCGGGCTGGATCTGCCCACCAGGGGCCACAACTACGTGATCGGGATCGACCCGAACGGCTCCGGCGATGACGAATGGGTCACCACCGTGCTCGATGTCACCACCAACCCCTGGCAGGTGGTGGCCTACTTCAACGACGCGCGCCGCAGCCGCGACTACGGCCTGCAGCGCACCGCCCGCCTGATGGATCAGTACAACCCCGAGATGGTGATGATCGAGAAGAACGGCGTCGGCGCCGCTGTGGGCGAGTCCCTGGCCTGCCTGCGGCCCGGGGTGCCCATTGAGGAGTTCGCCACATCCAGGCCCAGCAAGATCGCCATGACCGACCGGGTGCTGCTGCTGCTCGAGCAGGGCGAACTGGGCATCCCGCCCGACAGCATCTACGGGGAGCAGATGCGCGTGTTCCGCCAGGGGCCGGATGGTACGCGCGAGGCTGCAGCCGGCTGCCTCGACGACGCCGTGATGAGCCTGGCCGCGGCCTGTGAAGCCGGCGCCAGGGTGCGGCCGATGATCGCCGATTGGATCCACATGGTCTGAACCGTTGCGGTTCAGCCCTGCAGCTGGGCGAGGTGTGAAGGGTCGATCATTGGCCCAGCACCACCGCCCGCACGAACTCAACTCCGCGCCACAGCCAGCGCCGCCGGCGCCGCTGAGGCCGCTGAGGTGCCGGCGGCTCTGCAATGGCCTGGCTCGCTTCTAGCTCGGCAATCAGCTTGCTGGCCTTGTTGATGATGTTGTCCCTGACCCGGCACTGCTCAGACAGCACCACGCACATCCGAACCAACGTTCTGGGATGGCGCTCCACTGTTTCGAGAAGCTGTAGCTCCAGCACGCGCAAGGCAAAGCGATCTTCTTCGCTCAGCTCCGGCACTCGCCATTGCCCCCAGCCCATCAGAAATCCTCCAAAATCCGGTGGTTTAGAGCAGGCTCTGACAGGTTTTGACGCATGACCCAGCAGGTCACAGACTTCTGTGTCATCCAGGCCTGCAACAGCTGCTTGCACAGGCCCGGCAGAGCTTCCAGGTCAGAGGTGGCATCAATGGCCCGGGAAAACCGCTCCACCTCGAAAGCCTGGGCGTCTGTGAGCGCAATGGGCCCAGGTTCAGCCGGCACCCCTGGCAACGGCTCCCAGCCCATCAGGCCACCTCAGGGCGGGGCCACAACACCCGAATCGAGCGGGGCACACCACGGCGCTGCTCGATCGCCCCGGCAGCCTGCAGGTTCCTCAGGTGGAACTGCACCGGGCTAAGAGATGAGAGCCCCAGCGCTGCCTTCAGATCTTTCAGGGTGGGGCTGATGCCGTTGGCATCGATGTAGGCCCGAACTGCATTCAGGGTGCGCTGCTGCATCTCCGTCAGCGCCTTCTCCCTCTCCGAGGTGACTTCGGGGTGTTGCGCCTGTGCCCGCATGAAATCGTGATGGACTGGTTTCGGGTCGACTTTACCCCGGAATGGAACATACGTGCTAGGCGGGTACAGGCTCTGGCAGGAGGGACGGCTGCACGTACACCACATGCTGCGGCGGCGCCGGCGCAGTTTCCGCTGGCGGTTCATCAGAATCCAGCTCCTCCTCCTGCAGCTCATCCCCCATGGCGCTGTTGCGCGCCAACAGCTGCGCCATCGCCAGCGCCTGCCGTCCGCGGCGAATCGCCGCCCGCTCGCTCATTCCCATTGCCAGGCTGATCTCCCAGAATGTCTGGCCTGCCAGCCGCCGTTCCATCACCTCCTGCAGCACCGGCCAGGGCTGCAGCATCTGCAGTACCTGATCCAACTCCCTGTTGCTGGCGGTTGGCTGCGGATCATCTGCAGGGGCCGCCACGGTGCTCAACCAGGTGTCGCCATCCTCATCACCCATCACCACATCGAGAGAGCGCAGCTGGTAGACGGCCGCCGCCTGGCGCAGGATTACCAGATCACCGGGCCGCTGCACGCCGGTGATGCCTGCTGCCAGTTGCTCGGCATCGGTGGGAGGCCTCCCCTCTTCCGCACTGAAGGCCTCGCACCACTTCCGCAGCCCGTGCATCGCCTGGGATCGTTTCGTGGGGATATGGATGGCTCCAGAGCCATGTACCAGCCGCGTCATGCTTTGCCGGATCCACAGCACCGCATAGGTGGAGAAGGCATAGCCCAGGGCCGGATCAAACAGCTCCGCCGCCCTGCATAGCCCGATCGCACCCTCCTGGATCAGATCCTGCAGCTCCAGCGCCGGCGTGGAGCTCACCGAAAATGAGCGGGCCTGGTCCGCCACCAGCAGCATGTTTCTGCTGATCAACTGCTCCCGCGCCCGCTCCCCAGCCCGCCGCAGCCGCTTCGGGGGTTCGGTGATGCCCTGCTGTTGCTCCTCGAGCGATGGCTCCCAGTCCAGCCAGGCGCGAATCTTCCGGCCCAGCAGCACCTGCTCCTCCCTGGTGGGGATCGGCAGCCGCCCGTAGGCCTTCATCATCGCGTCCAGCGGCGAGCTCACCGGGATAGGTCGGATGTTCTACCAGCCTATGGGTTGTAACATCCCCAGCCAAGGTTGTCCCTGTGTGATAAGGCCTACCCTGGCCCTGTGCGCATCGGCCCGTGGCGATCGGTTTCCTGCAGTCGAATGATCCCGGCGGCGGGTATCGCCTTGATGGTGCGCTCATCAATGTGCTCACCGGCCTGGGCACCGCCAAGGACCGCAACGAGGCAATCGGCGTCAAGCGCTCGCGCATCCTCACAGAAAGGGCCATTGATGCCCTCTACGAACAGAGCTGGCTGATCCGCCGCATCGTCGAAAAGCTCCCCCAGCAGGGCACCCGCAGCGGCTGGGATTTGAGCGTGGGGGATGAAACCTCCAGCCGCATGAAAAAGCAGCTCGATGATGTGGTCGGCTGGAGCGAGAAGCTGCACCTCCGCCAGGCCCTGGCCCAGGCCGCCACCTACAGCCGCCTCTACGGCGGCGGCGCGATCATCGTGATTGCCGACGACCGCACGCCGATCGATCAGCCGCTGAATCTCAAGCGGCTGCGCACCATCCATGGCCTCTACCCGATCGATCGCTGGCGCCTCTACCCCGCTGCCGGCTGGTCAGGGATCGGGGAACCGGAGCGCTACTGGTTCTGGACCCAGGCCGATCGCGACCTCCAGAAGCTGAACGAGCAGGCCGGTGCCAAGCAAGTCACCAGCGCCGGCCTCGGCCTCACCGATGCCACCCAGATCGACATCCACAGCAGCCGGGTGATCCGCATCGAGGGCATGCCCTGCTCCTGGCGCTCGCAGCAGGAGCGGCAGTGGTGGGGCGTCTCGGTGGTGGATCTGATCTGGGACGTGTTCAAGCGCTACGAGACCGGCCAGCAGAGCGCCGCCGACATCCTGCACGACTTCGACCTGGTGGTGCACAAGCTGCCGGGCCTCTCCAACATGCTCGCCGCCGGTGGCGAAGACAAGCTGCGCGCGCGACTGCAGGCCAATGCCCTGGCCCGCTCCACCATCGGCGCCTACCTGCTGAACGACAACGAGGAGCTGACCAACCTCAACCGCTCGGCCGCCGGTATCGCCGACATCCTCACCAGCCTGAAATCCGAGATCACCGGCGCCAGCGGCCTGCCCCACACCCTGCTATGGGGCGAGAGCCCTTCGGGCCTCGGCGCCGATGGCCGCAGCGAACAGGCGGCCTTCGGAAACGAGGTGGCCGACTGGCAGGCCCAGCACCTCAAAGAACCCCTCCAGCACATCTACGAGCTGGTGATGGCCTGCTCTGATGGCCCCTGGAAGGGCAAGGCCCTGCCCGCCGACTGGGAGATCACCTTTCGGCCCACCTACACCCCCACCGAGGACGAACAGGCCGAGCTGCGCCAGAAGGTGGCCGGGGCCGACAGCCAATACATCCAGGCCCGCGTACTGCAGCCCAACGAGGTGGCGCTCGCGAGGTTCGGGAAGCCCCGCTTCTCCCTGGACACCACCCTGTTGAACCGCGAGGCGGATGGTTCCATTCCCCAGCCGGAGCAGGATGACCCGGTGGAGTTTGGCGGCACGCTCGAGGGCGATCCAGCCGCGGCCCCGCCCGGGGAGGCTCAGGCCGCCGGCGATGAGGCGGCCCTGGAGGGCGCCGCGCCGCCCGAGACCCCGCCCCGCACCGATGCCGACGATGAGCAGACGGATCACAGGATCCGGCTCCGCACAGTGAATTGCAGGTTGCCTGTCCGTGCGGACGACGAACCCTGGTGCGACGATTGCGAAGAACGGGCCCAGGCCCTGGCCGAGCAGATCACCGAGCACCGCGGCCGCCGCAAGCGCCGCCGGGATGAGGAGCCCCGCAACGATGCCACCGGCCAGGTGCATCAGATCCTCGGTGTGAGCGTGCGGATGGATGGCCCGGGCATCGGCCGCCTGCAGGGCCCCTACGGCCAGACCCTCCCCTACCCCGTGGCGGTGGGGCCGGATTTGAGCGGCGCCTGGGAGGTGTTCGAGCCCTCCACCGGCGCCTACTTGCTGGCCCTAGGCCACCAGCACCAGCGGGGGATCCGTGATGCCATCGGCGCCAATGCCACCATCCGCCGAATCGATGGCGTCGACCTGGTGGCGATGGGCGCTGTATGTGATGCCTACGTTTCAGTGCATGGAGCAGAGAAATGAACCTGGCTGACAGCCTGCAGCAGCGAATTGACGCCCTCAAACGGCAGTGCCGCACGGGCTACAGCTGCGGGAGCACCTGCATCTCCCTGCGGAAGGAATGCCGCACCAGCCCGGGGTCGGCGATCGGGAAGGAACGCCTCAAGCGCCTGCTGGCCCTGGCGGCCGGGGGCGCCTCCAGCCAGCGCGGCATTGCCCCGGTGAAGGCCAAGGAGGCCGGTGAGCTTGCCGAGGGTATCGCCACCCGCCGGGGGGAGAAAGCGGGCCAGCTGCGGGGGGTACGCCAGCAGGCCGCGGCAGAGAAGGCCCAAGCGGCACAGGCGGCAGAGGCCGCGGCCAAGGCCGCCGCACAGGCCCGCCAGCCACGCCCAAGCGCCGGCGATCGCCCCATGGCGCCGGCCGGCACCCCCCGGGGTGAGGCCGATCGGGCCGCCAAGGCAGCGGATCCGGACTACGAGTTCGCCAGGCCGTCAACTGTGGGGAATGTCGGGGAAGACCTGAAGGGCTCCGCTCGGCACAAGGCCAACCAGTGGCGAACACTGGCGGAAGCAGAAGCCGATGGCACGGCCGCGGCCATGGTCACCCGAGACAAGCTGCTCAAAGCCGAGCCGCTCGACCTGACGGAAGGCCTCACCAACGCCAACTACCTCACCCGCCTGGCGGGCCACTTGGCGCTGAAGTCGTTCCCGGCCCAGCCCTACACCGACAAGGCGTTTGCGGCCTACGAACGGGGCAGCTATCCGGGCAAGAAATCCCCGGCCGAGATGCGGGAGCTCTACTACAACCACCTGCAGGAGGTGAAGGGCATCATCGACAAGCGGCGGGACGATGCCGACCCCCGCGACATGCTGGCGGAAATCTCCCGGGCCACCGTCGACCGGATCGCCGCCATCAGGGGTGATCGGACCAAGAACACCGCTGACCCGTTCAACCCCCTGGCCAACTCCTTGGTGGATCTCACCAACAAGGCCAGCAGAGGCAGCTACTCCAAAACGTCAGTTACCGGGCAGATCAACACCCTGGGGGTCCGCCTCAAAAAGGCCAACGACGGGAAGAGCACCGCTGAGCTGGCGGATGTGATGCGCAACGCCACACAGGAGATCCTGGGAGGGGCCTCGATTGACAAGGTCACCGGGGTGCAGCGCGGCGGGCCGACCATCAACGCCGCCGACCTCTACGTGAAGAGGGCGGTCCGCACTGGCGGCCGCGCCCTGGGTGTCGATGACACGCCGGCCGGGTCCACCACGGTGCTCGCCAACCGAATGGGAATGCGGGGCCTGCAGTTCGGCAACAGCGTCACCGATGAAGAAAGGGCCCACCACCTGCGCAAGACCGCCGAGGCCCTGGTCGACCTGGCGGACGTGACGGGGCTCCCAGATCGGGCCATCTCGCTGGACGGCCAGCTGGGCCTGGCCTTCGGAGCCAGAGGTAAGGGTCGGGCCGCGGCACACTACGAGCCGGGGACAAAGGTGATCAACATCACCCGGAAGAACGGTGTTGGCACCCTGGCCCATGAATGGGGGCACGCCCTCGATGACTACATCGGGGCGCGATCTCCGAGGGGCCAATTTTTCGCGAAGACCGGCGACACCTACCTGAGCGAGCAGACCAGCCCCAGGTTCTGGGATGGCACCAGAGGCCACGCCAGCCAAGAGGATGATCCTGTCTGGAAAGCCATGGATGGGGTCCGCAATGCCATCAAGGACACCGACTATTCCCAGACCCTCAGGGAAGGGCTGCGGGAATACGGCATCACCCCACAGAAAAGCAAAGGCCAGTGGAACTATTGGACCTCAGGCCGTGAGGTGTTTGCCCGCACCTTCGAGCGGTACGTGCAGCACAAGCTGAAGACCAAGGGGCAGGAGAACACCTACCTCTCCGGCCTGGGCGGTGAGAGCCCCCTGTGGCCCAACAAGGAGCAGATCGCGAAGATGGCCCCCGCATTGGATGAGCTGATGAAGGCCGTGGGCACCAACACCTTCGGCAGCATGAAGCGCCGCACCGACAGCCGTGAGCAGCGAATCCAGCGGCTGATCCGTGAGGCGATGGCCACGCAGCGCATCGATGCCGTGAAGCGGCAGTGCCGCACGGGCTACAGCTGCGGCGCCAGCTGCATTGCGATGGGCAAGGTCTGCCGCAAGACCCCCAGCGGCGCCAATCAGCAGAAGATGACGCGGATCCTCGCCCTGGCGGCTGGCAAGGAAGGCGGCCCTGCTGTCAGCGGTGACGCCAGGGCCAAGGAGGCCCCCTCCAGCAGGGGAGGAAGTGAGAAGGCATCGGAGGGCCAAGGGAAGGGCCCCGCCAGCACGGCCAAGCCCATGACCATCAGGGAGATGCGATCGGCGGTTTTCAAGTCGTTCAACGTGAAGAGCACGGCCGCCCTGATGGCCAACAAGAACTTTCAGCAGTCGGTGGTGGGTGACAAGCCCCGCACCCTCAAGGGCAAGAACGCCGAGGAGGAGTGGCGCCAGCTCTACCGCCGGTTCGTCTCGGTCCCAAGGGATGAGCGCGGTCTCAAGGACGGCGGCAGCGTGATCAACGGGGTGGACATCCTGAAGAACTTCCGCCCCTGGGTGGCCTTCGGCCTAGATCCGAAAAAGGCCACCAAAGCCGACGTGGACAAGGCCTTCCGCAAGCTGGCCATGAAGCACCACCCGGATGCCGGCGGTGATCGGAAGGTGTTCGAGAAGCTCGTCAGCATGAAGAACAGCGTGAAGGCTCTGATGGATTCCGCCCTCGAGGCCCGCCTGGATGCCCTGCGGGCGCGCTTCTCTCCCCTGAATGGCTGACCGGTCCCTGGAGCTGCTCGAGGAGCTCGACCAGCAGTTGCGGGGCCTGGAGGATCGGCAGCTTCGCAAGCTGCGCGGGATCTTCGATGAGGCCCTGCGCCGCACCATCCGAAGCATCACCGATCGGCTGGAGCGGATCGCGGAGCAGCCCGAGTACGACCCGGCCACCACCCCCGGCGCATTCCTCGGCAGCACCCCCGGCGGCCCGGTGCCCATCACCCCCCTGCAGAAAAACCAGGCCAGCCTCTACCTACAGGGCCAGCTCGCCCAGGACCTGCAGGCGATCATCAACCGCTTCCCGGCCGCCCGGGCCGCCAACACAGCCCTCAACCGTGAGCTCACGGAGCTCTACAACAAGGCCCAGGACCTGGGGACCGAGTACGCCCTCGAGCTCTCGCGCGACATGCTCCCCCCGGCCGCCGTGCTCTCCGGCCGGCACCCGGCCCTGCAGGACCCCCAGCTGCCGCCCGCCGCCCCTCCGGCCCCCACCGATGCGCCCGCCCCGGGCAGCCCCTACCAGGAGGGCCAGAGTTTCACCAGGCTGCTCAACATGGGCGCCACCATCGCCGCGGCCGAGCGCGACTTCCAGAGCCTCAGCGCCAACTACCGGCGCCAGCGCAACACTGCCACCGATGAGCGGGTGCGCGCCTCGAAGGACTACTTCTTCCGCTGGTGGCGTGACTGGGGCGACACGGTGCAGTTCGAGACCGCCACCCAGTTGGCCACCGGCGTGGACAGCCGCACGCTGGCCCGCACCCTCAAGGCCCGCCTGCCCCACATCAACGACGCCTTCCGCAACCGGGCCGAGACCGTGGCACGCACCGAAACCCACATCGCCGCCGGCGAGGCCCGCGAGCGCACTTTCCGCCGTGTTGGGGCCGGCTTTGTGCGGTGGGTCGCCACGGCCGACGATCGGGTCTGTGAGTGGTGTGCGCCCCGCATGGGATGCCTCTACTACGCCGGCAGCGTGAAGACCCCCGCGCACCCGAACTGCCGTTGCGCCCTGTCCCCGATCACCCTCGAGGCCCTGGTGATCCAGAACGAGCTGGCCAGCGGCCGCGGCGAGCGATGGGAGGCGCAGCAGCAGGCCCTGGCCGCGGCGACGCGGCAGAAGTACGACCAGGCCAGCAGCAGGCCCTGGCGGCCGATCGGCGGCACCGGTGAGCCCCGCGGCCCGGGCGACTTCCCGCTGATGGAGCGCACCGCCCTGCCGGCCACCACACCCCGGCCGAACCAGGCCAACAACCCGGCAAACGGCGGCGCCAGGCCCTGGCCATCAGGGGATCCGGTGTGGACCCCCTCCAGGGGATGGATCAATGCCGCCGCTCGCGAGGCCTACGAGGCCATGGTCACTGAGGTGGCGGAGCTGGAGGTGTGATCAGGCCAGCACGGGATAGAGGCGCCGCACAAGCCGCTCCAGTGCCTCTCGGGCCGCGGCCATTGTGGCCGTGATCGGCGCCAGCAGGAGCTGCATCTGCGTCACTGGCGCGGAGGCAAGCTCAACAGCAGCGGGCGCCATCAGGCCGGCATACCAGCGGCCCAGCTGCTCACTGAGCGCAGGCAGGTGATCCCAGGCTCGGCGGCAGTAATGACCTGCCAGCAGGGTGAGCACGATCAAAACCTGCAGTCCGCGTAGCACGATCTGGGCTACCTCGGCCCAGTCGATCTGTTCGTTGAGCCAGAGCAGGCCCCGGGCGGTGGTGCCGGAGATGCGGCCTGCGGTGCCGGCAATAGTGGTGAGATTGGTTGCCATGGTTCCTCCGGCCAGTGCCGGGCGATGGGGTGATCGGTGGCGGGCCTTGCCCGGCGCTTCCGATAGGCAGACCCTACCACGAATCGAGCGCTCTGCTGCCGCTATCTAAGGAAAAGGTGTCCATAGCGCAGGGTAGTGTGAGCGGCCGTTCTGGGCTGATCCTATGGCTGCCATCGGCTACGCCCGCGTCAGCAAGGACGATCAGGCCGACGCCCTCCCCGCCCAGGTCAGCCGCCTCAATGCCGCCGGCTGCAGCCGTGTGATCACCGACATAGAAACAGGCCGCAGCTCGGATCGGGACGGACTGCTGGAGCTGATGGCGATGGTGCAGGCCGGCGAGGTCTCGGAGCTGCTGGTGACCCGCGTGGACCGACTGGGGCGTGATGCGGCCTACACCGACGCCCTGCTGGCCCAGTGCGAGGCGCGGGGCGTCACGGTGCGGGCCCTGGACGGTGGCGCGATCGAGACGGCGACTCCTCAGGGGTTCCTGATGGCCAGGCTGCAGACGGGCCTGGCGGAGATGGAATCGCGCATGCTCTCGATGCGCCTACGTCGCCAGTTCACCGTCTACCGCGCCGAGGGCCGGCACCTCAGGCGGCGCAAGCCCTTCGGCTACCAGAACGGGCCAGGCCATCGGCTGGAGCCGCACCCTGAGCACTGGGGGGAGGCGTTGCGCGTGTTGCGTGAGCTGCGGCGGCTGGCGAGCTTTGCGGCGGTGGCCCGCTCCATGCCGCAGTGGTGCGCGTGGACGCCGGCCGCCACCAACCTGCAGGCGTGGTTCGTGAATCCCGTGATCCGCGGGCACATCGGCCACCAGCTCGACAGGGGCAGCGGCAAGGGCTGGCGGCGGCAGTGGGGTGAGATCCACTACGACCAGCACCCGGCACTAATCAGCGAACAGGACTGGCGGGAGCTGGCCGCACTGCTGCAGCGACCCACCAACCGGTTTAAGGCAGCGGGCACCACCGAGACCCGGCACGGGCTGACGGGGCTGCTGCGGTGCGCATCCTGCGGCCACCTGCTGCGACGAAACACATCGAACGGCGTGGCGTGGTGGCGGTGCCGGCACCGGCTCTGCGATGCCCGTGGCGGAGCCAGGGAGGATCGAATCCTTCCGGTAGTTGTCGAGGCGTGCGTGGCTGAGGCGCGGCGACTAGCGGCCGTGCTGAGCGAACCAGCAGCAGAAGATCCAGCACTGGCAGCGATGCGCGGCGAGCTGGAGCTGATGGAGCGGATGGCGGCCCGTAACCCGGACAACCGGGCGATGGCGGCAGCAGTGGCGGAGCAGCGGCAGCGAATCGAGACGGCGCAGCGCGTGGAGCAACCGGCCATTGATCCTGCTGCCTATGAAGCGCTGCAGGATCCGTGGTTCTTCAATGGCGCGACACCTGAACAGCAACGGGTGCTGTTTGCGGCGGTGCTGCGGTCGGTGACGGTGGGGCCTGGTGGTGACCCGATCGCACCTCAGCCGCGTAGCTGATCAGGCGCTGTTGCAGTGCATCGCGCAGAGTCAGGCGCCTGATGTACTTCTCGCTCACACTCAACGCTTCCGCGGCATCGGCCACTGTCAGCAGCAGCTTCTGAGGTCGTGCAGCGGTTGAGGCCTTCCCCTGGCTCACAGCTGCGTCCCTCCCCCTGGAGCCGAGCGCAGCAGATCTGGGCATCGCCGCACCACCTCCGCGGCCATGAGCCGAGAAAAGGCCGGATGCTGCATCTCAGCTGACCACAGCATCAGGCTGTCGGTGAGGCCGATGCGAACGGCCTCAGGCATCGAAAAGCCAGCGGCCATGACTTGGCAGATCGAACCTGCTGAGGCCCAGGCCGCCGTGGTCAGGCTGTAGGCCTGGGCCCGCTGCGGCTGGCAAGCGCCGGTGCCGAGAGCTGCGGCAGCCAAAACATGAAGAAATCTCATGGCTCGATGGGTACGGACCAGACTGGCAATGTCCGAAATCGTAGCGAACCTCTCGGACCTGTGTA